AGTAAAATAGTAAAATAGTAAAATAGTAAAATAGTAAAATAGTAAAATAGTAAAATAGTAAAATAGTAAAATAGTAAAATAGTAAAATAGTAAAATAGTAAAATAGTAAAATAGTAAAATAGTAAAATAGTAAAAATAATTTATTTTTTAAATTATACTACAGTAAAAAAAGGATGTTCTAGACATTGTTTAATAGTATATCTTTCCCAATAAAAAGGATTAACCATTTTATTAATTAAATCAAATAAGAGTTTATCTTCTAAATTATATTTATAATTTAATTCAGCAAAGAATAAACCTAATGAAAAGACATCCCATTTATAAATATTTTTATCTTCAATAAATTTATCAACTAAAACATTATTATTATAATCATCAATTATTTTATTATAAACTTTTAAAATATCATTATTATTACAATATTTAGTTAAATCTTTTTTAGTTTTTAAATTTATACCTAATTTAGAAAAATGTAAATTTAATTCTTTCTTATAATAATATCGATTACTTTTGTATATTTTAAGAACATTGTCTAAAACTTTTGTTTTTGAAAATTGTTTTTTATCTTTATTTAATAAATCAATAAATTCACATAATATTATAATTTCAGGTGATTTATATAAATCAGTTCCTTTACTACAAAAATAAAATAAATCTCTAAGTGTATGTTTATTTTCAATAATTTCAGATAATCCAAAATCAATAAAAGTCATTTTAGCATTACCTGTTGTTTCTGAGTAATTACACATTAAATTTAAAGATTTAATATCAGATTGTAAAATATTATGTTTATGTAATAAAGATAATCCTTTACAAAAATGATTAAATATAGTTTTATAATTATCTTCAATATAATTATGTAAATTTTCATTATGACTTTGAAAAACATCATCAAAATTTATTCCTGCATTTTTAGACAATAAATTAAGATAAATTTCATCTAAATAAATATTACATTTTTTAAGTTTTTTTGTTTTATCAGTATCACTTGATGAATTTAATGTTGAATAAGATGTTGAATTTGAAAAATTTGAATGTTTGTTTGGCTTACTAGCTAAATATTTTAAATCTTTATTTCTTTGTCTATCTAGAAAACAACCATTTATAATTGGTGAAAAATATTTTTGATTAGGATCTATTTTTAATAATAATTTTCCTATATTTAATTCATTCCAAACATCATCTTCATTTTCATCATATTCAATAATTTTTGAAATGTAATTTTTATCAATTGAATATGGTAATTTAAGAAATGTTTTACTGCATTTTAAAGGTGGTGAAATAACACATCCAAACCCACCTTCACCTAATAATTTACCACCATTCAACTTATATTTATCTTTTAGATTTCTTTTTTTAGTTTTTTTTAAAATTTTAAGAATTTTAAATTCTTGTTTGGGTTCTCCAATTGGTTTTTTATCACTTAAACTCATAATTACAAATTCTTAATTACAAATTCTTTTACAAATTCTTTTACAAATTCTTAATTATAAATTATAAATTCTAATTTATAATATTTTGAGATATTATTAAAATATTAAAAAAAGGTTTTAAAAGGTTTTAAAAGGTTTTAAAAGGTTTTAAAAGGTTTTTATGATTGAAAAATTACCAAATTTTTTACTATTTTCAATATATTCTGGTAATCTAATTAATTCATTAATTGTCATTCTTTTATCATAATTAATATTAATCATTTTAAAAATAATTTTGCGTAATTTTGAATCGTGTATTTCACATTTAATAATTATTTTAGCTAAAGTTATACCTAGAGAGAAAATATCCCAACTTTTTAATAAACTTGGAATTTCTCTTTCTAATTTCTTATTTTTATATAATTCAATTATATTTTTAAAAATACTTTCATATTTTCTAGGAGTTAAAAAATATGTTTTATTACCACCTGTTTCACTTTCATCATCTGTAATAGTACTTTCTTTATAATTTTTAGCTTTAAAATAACTATGTCTAATACCTTCATTATGATAGTAATCTCTATTTTTTTGATAAATTTTACCAGATTTATTCATCATTAAATATAAAAAATCTTTATCCTCCACATTGTATCCGTGTGAGATTAATTTATTTAAAATTCTTAAAGCAAAAATTTCTAAAGGAGTATAATAATGTGTTCCATTAGAAAATAAATCATACATATCACTCATTAAATATTTTCTACGATTTAATACTAATGATAACCCAAAATCAATATATCTAAATTTAGTATTAATAATATTGTAATTAAACTGCTTTTTATCATCTTCTTTTTTATCATCTTCTATTATTTTATCTTTTATAAATTTATCTTTTATAAATTTATCTTTTATAAATTTATCTTTAATAATTTTTTTAGTTTTTCTAGTGTTTTTGATAACACTTTTTTTAAAAGTGTTTTTGATGGATTTTATATCTTTTTTTTCATACTTAGTATTATTATTATCATAGTTAAAATTAATAACTAAATTGGATGGTTTAATATCTTTATGAATAATATTTTTAGAATGTAATAAAAATAAACCGTGAATTAAATATGAAACTACATACCAATAATTTTCTTTAATAAATGTTATCTTTTTATTAGTATTTTCTAAAAGTAATATAGTACTTAGATTTTCACCTGCATTAATACCAAATAAACTTAAATAATCTCTATCATTATTTAAAATACATTTATTATGATTTTGTTTAATAAATTTAGAAGGAATTGAACCAATGGGGTCTGATGTTTCAGCATTATTATTATTTTCTAAAAATGATGTTGACATACTTGAATTTTCAGGCGATGAAGAAATATGTCTTCCATCATGACTTAAATAAACTAAATCTGGATGTTTTTGAGGAGTAAAATAACAAGAATTAACAAAAGGTACTAAAAAATTATGTTTTTTATCAATTAATGTTAATTGTTGCCCAATATTTAATTCAGCATATGCTACCTCACGATATTTTGTATCTATTATTTTTGAAATATATTCTTCACTATTTTCAAATCGACCTTGTCTTAATTTAGGATTTTTTAAACAATTTATAGGAGGAGTTATTACACATCCATAACTTCCTTGACCTAACTTTTTACCACCAATCTGTATTCTTTTTGTATTTTTCATAAAATTACTTTTTAATTTTAAATTAGTTTTTAATTATTTTTATTAATAATTAAATTACTTTTTATTACTATTTAAATAATTAATATTTAATTAAATAATAGAAAAAATATTAATTGATATATTAAAAATAAGATTAGTTTAATTTTAAAAAAATCTTTAATAAATATAAAATATAAAATGGGATTAACAAAAAAAAAATCTTTAGAACATAAAAAAACAAATGTTCATAATACTTTGAAACAAAAATTCCACAAATTACATAAAAATAATCATAAAAATAATCATAAAAATAATCATAAAAATAGTATACAAAAAAGTAAAATTAATAATAAAATTAAAAATAGATTCAAAAAACAAAATAAATCAAAAGAATCAAAAGAATCAAAAGAATCAAAAGAATCAAATAATTTACTAAATTTACAAAATAAAAAACAAACAAAAAAGAAAAAAAAACAAATATTTTTTAAAGGTGGTAGTGATGATAAATATACAAATGAATCAGGTGCTAAGATGGAAACTATTGAAAAAATGAGTTTTTTAGAAAAAAAATTAATAGCTAATAGTTTTACTGATTTAAGAAGTTGGTATAGTGGAAAAACCTTAAAATTTTTTATTAAAGCACATCCTACTGAATGGTTAGAAATTTCAACTATGAATTATTCTTCTAAAAAACGTAAATATTTTTTAAAAAATTTAGAAGCAATGGGAGAAACTATCTTTTTGCTTAATTATGTTTATTACAAACAAAGAAAAGTTAGAAAAATTATTTTTAAGTTAGAAAGATATTTAACTGAAAAAATTAAAATAACATTTAATTCAAATGTTTCAGAAGATGAACTTTTAGAAGGTAAAGGATTTTTAGCTAGACAATTTGGAAAAACAAATACTAATCAAAGAGGTGGAGCCGGTTCTATTCCTGACCATCCATCTTTATATAATCCAGCTGCATTAATTGTTGGACCAACTGATAATGATTTTGATAAAATAAAATATGAAAAAAAATATACTTGGCTTCAAACATTAATTACAGAAAAACCTGCTAATTTTGTAGCTAAAATATACAAAAAATTAAGAAGTAAATTATACACTAAAGGTAAATTTAAGAGATATAAATTAGATGAATTATATGATAAAATAGTTGGTTATAAAAAAATGTTATTTAAACATATTTTACCATTATTAGAAGGACAAAGAAAACTTTATATTTCATATCATAAGACAAAACAAATTAATGATGTAAATATGTTTGATAGTTTTAAAAATAAATTTTTACAAGAAACTAGTGAAGCACGTATAAAAAGTTTTGGAACACAATTAGAAAAGAAACTAGCATCAATTAATAAAAGAAAAAAAATATTTGATGTTCTTGAACAGCAATGGAAAGGAATTGATGGAGATTATGGAAGAATTGTTAATATGTATGAAACTAGTATTAAAGGTTTTTGGGTTCAAGATGAATATGGAAGAGTTGTTTCAAGATTTTACGAAAAAGATGATTATAAATTTGGAAGAGCATTTATAGATTTAATTAAAAATATTAAACCAGAAACTTATATTGACCAAATTGGTTTTAATATCCTTGGTGAATTATATAAAAAATTAGCAGCAAATATTACTTTAACAACAGGTATTAATCAAAATAAAGTAAGTTATTTTGAAATTAGAATGCTAGCACACGTTAGACAATGTTATTCGAGAATATTAACACAAGCCTATGTTTGGATTTTTCTAACTAAAACACAAGGATTTAATTTTCAAATTGATGGTATTATGAATGACCCTAGCAAAAAATATGTTGAAATTAAATCTGGTGATGATGAAACTCGTAATACTAGTTTAATTGATAAAATGATTTTAACTGATAAATTTTTAGTTTATTATACACATAATACTACTGCTGCTACTACTCTGGATGATAGAAATTTTGTTGGTTTGCAAAATTCTAAAGAAGGATTACACGCCTTTATGTCATTTTGTTCTTTATTAGGTATTTATGATAGCAATATTGAAGATAAAGAAATATTAGGTATTCCAATTCATCCAAAATTAAAAGAAATAAAAGATGAAAATGAAAGGGCTTTCAAAGAAAAAGTTGCTAAAAAAATACAAGAAACATCTGTTGAACCTAAGAAAACTCAAATAGGTGGTGTTAAAGAAAATGAGCTTAAACTTTTAAGAAGTTCAAGCAAGTTTCCAGGTAGTCAAACAGCAGTAAGAATGGGTTGGTTTGATGTTTGGAGAAGACATTTTGAAGAAAATTTTTATATTTTTGCTCAATTAGTAGAAACACAAGATTCACAAGAAAAATCAAATATAGGAATTACCACAACACCAGATGTTTATTATAATTATTATAAAAATGAAATTAATTCAATTCTAGTTGAAGCATATTCATCTTGTGGAATGTTAGATTTATTATTTAGAAGTTTTATTAATTATATGGAATTAAAAATACAAAAAACTAGAAATACAGATTTACAAGCACATAAATTTATTGATAAAATTAATTATATTTGTGATTATTCCCAAAGTATTTATTCAACACCAATGGTATTTGATAGAAATGTCCAAGAAAGTTTAACAGATGAAACATTTAAAAAAAAAATACCTATTATGAAAGAAATTGTTGAACATATTTTTAAAACTTATGATACAAATGGAATACCATCTAAATTACCACCACCCCTTAGAACAGTTGGTGGTGCTATAGGTCAAGCTGACAATTTAACAGAAGAATTTAAAATTTTAGATTTTATTAAACAAAAAATGGATGATACCAATAAAAAAGGTTTATTTTTACAAGAAATGACAGGAATAGAAACATTAGGAAAAGAAATTTTAGCAAAATTAAAAGATGAATCTGTTTATAGTGATACAGATCCTGATAGAACTATCTTAACTGATATTTTAGACAAGAAAACAATTGCTACAAATGGAAGCATTTCATCTGTTGTGCCACCAAAAACTATAAAACCACCTTTTGCACTTGCAACATATAAAGATGTTTCTATGTCTTTACCTACTGTAGCATTACCAGAAACTAATAAAGCATCTAATATTCCTAAAGAGTTATATAAAATTAAATGGCTTTCTCATTTCTTAAATGCTTTTATTTATCCTTTAAGAAATGATATTTATTTTACTAATGATATAAATGATGATGAAACACAAAAATATTTTATTTACCTTAATCCTATTAAAAAGTATTTAGAAAACAATTCTCTTCCTATCACACAAAGAAATATTTCTCTACAATTATCACACATATCTGGATATATACCAATTCATTTAGAGACTAAGCTTCCTAGAGAAGATTACTTTTTAAATATAAAAGTTAATGAAACATTAGTTAATCCTGATTGGGTTAATATACAAAGTTTATTATTATCACATTATTTTTATTCAGGTAGTCTCGAAAAACTTTTAAAAAGAACATTAGACTTATTAGAGGAATCGATAACACCACCACCAGGAAAATCTACCTCAGCTGATATTGATTTGGCAATCCAAGAAGTAATTGATGAAAACGAATTATACAGAACTGAAGGATGTTCACAAAGACTATTAAAATATTTAGGAGATTTATTACCAAATTATGTTTCTCCAAAAAGACATCAAATTAAAGATTTAAAGGATTCTATTGAGATAAATTTTAATGATTTGACTGAGGAAAATAATATTGTAAGTTTTAAGCAAAATATAAGTTATATAGTTAATTTAAGTGTTCTTAAACAGAAGAATGATATAAAAAGAATGATAGAGAGTGTTTTTGATATTACTATACCAAAAATTGATGTTAATAAATTAAATAATATCAT